CAGCAGCAGCTACAAAGCCAGCAGCTAAGAAAAAGTAAGCGGAGTAAACCATGGAAACTGCAGGCACTATCATAAAAGATGCGCTTACTGAGCTAACGCTCCAGGCTGATGAACAGACGGTGCCAGCGGTGGAGGTCCAGACAGGTATCCGGTACCTAAACCGTATGATGCAAATGCTGGACGCTAATGGCGTAAAACTCGGTTATACCTTAGTCAATTCAACCAACGATGCTTTGACGGTACCAGCTGGCGCATACGAGCCAATGGTGATGCTTTTAGCTGAGAGACTGGCAGGAGGTTATGACTTTGACGTCACACCAAACCTGGCAAAGCTTGTACGCGAGGCCCGGGCAACAATTTATAAAGTGGGTGTATCAATACCCAAACAGAATATGCCATCAGCTCTCCCTACTGGATCTGGTAACGACTACACTGGCGATAATTACTACGACCAGACATTTTTTGATGGGTGCTGCGAGGACCAGGATGAATGTAGCACTGATGGATCACTATTAGGAGACATGCCATGAGCTGCCCAACATTTAAAAAAGAGGTCGGAGATGCACTTGCAAAAGAGACAGTAAAAAACGGTGATTTGTTCTTGGTATCTGATAGCGGTACTGTCTACAAGGTCACCTTGGCTGACATTATTGCAGCGCTTGGAACGACTGGCGCATTACAGTCAATTTCGCCTGCAGGTAGTACACCAGTATTAACTGGCGCTGGCCCTAATTATCAGCTGCGTTCACTGGTTGGTGGTAACGGCATTAGTGTGGGAGTAAACCTACAAGACGCAATTAGAATGAGCATGCAGGTCGGTAATGCTGGAGGACCCACAGATGGTGTGCCTCTGATTGTCAATACCACTAGTAACACCATAAACTGGCGTAGACTTAGAGCTGGTAATGGCATTACTATTGAGCAGGATGGCAACCGGGTAGTAGTCACCAACAGCGAGGTGGCGCAGTCCAGCAATACTCAGATAATCTCAGAGTTCGAGGACTTTCCAACTGCTGTATCAGGTGTTATTGCGCTGGCAGAAAACACCGATTATTTAATTGTGAATAACATTTCATCACCAGCTCGTTTCACCATGGGTACCAATACTATTTTGCGCTCTGTTGACCCAAGAGCAAACACACTTACTTACACTGGAAACGAAACAATGTTTACTTGTGGTGAGGGCAACCAGGTTATAAAAGAGATCAGCTTGTCATGCCCTAATGGTAAATTGTTTAGTAATAATTTAACGACTACTGGATCATTTAACATGCGCTGGGTTCGAGTGGTTGAATGCCTAGCAATCGGTGACTTAAGCAAGCCAATAGTAGGTTTATATAACTTGCTTTTTGAAAATGTCACAGGCTCACTTGGTTTCGTTTACCAAAGTGGCACCAATAAAAGATTAGTAATGAACCAGGTAACAGTGCTTGAATCAGGTAATGCCACATTCAAGTTCTTAGACTTGGGTACTGCTATTTTTAGAAGTTTATCGCTTAATTTAATTGAGCTGCTAGGCACTGCTGGCACACAAACATTTATCGAAGGTGAGCCAGCCAGCGCAAATTTAGCTGCTGGGTCATTTGGCTATGTGAGCCTGGTGGAAATACAAGGTGGCATGGTCGGTTTATCTGGCATTGTGTACGGTGACTCAGGGTGGGATTTTAGCCAGGTAGATAACATACCAACCAGTAATCCACAGGCCCTTATATCACTAAGTGCAACAGCCACCACCACTATCACAACCACTAATACTCCAGTAGTCGTTAACGGTGTATTTACAGACCAGAACAGCGATTACATGACGGTGAGCGCTGCTGGTCGAATCACGCTTAATGAGCGCAGACCTAAAGATGTCAATGTGTCTGTTGTGATCAGCGGTAGGCCAACATCTGGAACATCTACTTTTACTTTCTATGTTGCCAAAAATGGAGCAATAATTGCCGACTCTGGCATCTCGAGAGAGATAGCATCTGTCGCAGTTGGAGTGGTCAGCTTGACCTGGATGGTCGACATGGACACTGATGACTTCATCGAAGTGTTCGTTGAGAACGACACTGGCACAACAGACTTTGAAGCGCAAAAGCTTATATTTAAGGCATCATAATGGGCCAAACTATACAGATTGACATCGTAAATGGCTTTTATCAGTCAGATTCACTGCCGTTGAGCAATCAGCGGTGCGTTAACCTGTATCCGAACATCCCACAGGCTCCATCATTATCACCAGGTGCATTGTTTAATGTACAGGGACTCAAAGAGGTGGCAACGTCATCTAATTTGATTAGGGATAGCAACAGAGGCGGTATCGTATTTAATAATGTCCCTTACTTCTTAAATGGCATCAGGCTGCAGCGACTTGACCAGGTAGTATTACCAAATTTTACCAGCGTTTATAACCTGGTGGATGTGGGTGCAGTTCTTGGTACCGGGCGCGTGTCATTTGCTAATAATGGCCAGCAGATCATGATGATCAATTCTGACGGTATTGGTTATATTTACAATCCAGATGACTCACCTAATATGCAGGTGATTAATGACCCGGGTTTCCAGGCTAACGGCAAGCCATTAGAGGTCGCTTTTGTCGATGGTTACTTTATCGTGACCACTGATGAAAAAAAGGCCATCGTGAGCGCAGTTAACAATGGACTGGACTGGAATGCTCTTGACAGTATTACTGCCGAGAGTGACCCGGACGATGTCGTGGTCCCATTCGTATTCAATAACCAGCTCTATTTGTGCGGTACGCTAACCACAGAGGCATTTAACAACATCGGAGGGGCTGGGGTACCATTTAGGCGCTCTGGTTTTTTCTTGCCAACCGGGTGCAGTGCTCCAAAATCATTAGTTGAGCTAGGCAATCAGGTCATGTGGTTAGGTCGAGGCAAAAATGAAAAGCCATCGATTTATCTATTTAGTGGCCAGGCTGCTCAGAAGGTCAGCACGACTGCTATTGATAATGTGCTGCACAGTTTACGCAGCGACCAAATACGCAATGCCTTTGCCTGGTCATACTCACTAAGAGGTGCCATGTTTGTCGGTTTCAACATTGGCGACTTTACCTTTGTTTATGACATAGCAACGCAGCGCTGGCATGAGAGGCAATCAATCGTGCGTGACTCAATTGGTGAAAAAACCACTAAGCGCTGCAGAATTAACTCTGTGCTGAATGCCTATAACCAGCTTATATGCGGTGACAGTGAGGATGGCAGGTTGGGCTTTATTGATGAGAAAGTGTTCCTGGAATACGGGGAGCCACTGCAGTCGTTCTTTACCACTGCGCCAGTATTTAACAATAACTTACCATTCTCACTACCTATCATTGAGCTACTTTGCGAGTCCGGTGTGGGCAACGAGTTGGTCAAGGACCCGGTTGCTAGGCTTGAGATAAGCCGGGATGGTGCCTTATTCGAGAACCCAAGGACCAGAGAGCTTGGTCGAGTGGGTGATCGTAAGCTGCGTCTGGTATGGGCTAAAAATGGCAGAGTAAGCCAGTATTGTTTGTTTAAGGTCACTATAAGCGACCCGGTTAAGCGCAGGCTGTATGGCCTTAGTGTTAAGATAAAGCCAAGCGCTAAGGTTTAATATGATTGAATTAAGCGCTCTCACCAGGGTCCGAGCCATTGTTTCAGAGGCTGGGATAATGACTCAGGAGGCAAGTTTTTACTTTCAACAGCTTGAGCTGCTCCAGCCAATATCAGGCAATGGCTCACCAGAGGGTGTAATCGATGCACAGGCGAGTCGGACCTATTACGATTTAACTGGCGGTACTGGCAGTATCATATACATTAAGACTGTAGACGACATTGCAGGAGACAGAACATTAGGATGGGTAATAGCATGAGCGAAAAGCAAATTATTGAAGCACTAGACGCAGCCAGTATGCCAAGCGTAAAAAATCAACGCCAGGCCATACTCGAGCTTGAAAAAAGTATGCTGCATCACGAGCAGACTAATATACCAGTAGAGCATTTGGTCCATGGTGGTATTTACGCCAGGGCAGTGACAGTTAAAGCAGGCACCTTGTTAACCGGGCAGATTTACAAGTTTGATCACATAGAGCTGATGACATCCGGTAATCTGCTGGTCACCACAGATGATGCACAAAGCAGACATCTTCAGGGTTTTAATATGATGCCAGCGCTCAGTGGTAAAAAGCGAGCAGCTTATGCATTGACCGACACAACCTGGGTGACTTTTCACACAGTTGGTGACCCAGGCGATAAAAGCGGTGAAGAATTACAAGAGCAGCTGACAGCAGAAACCTTCGAGGACCTGGAAAACTTCTATAATGACGTAAATCGTGCAGATTATGCGCTTTTTCTGCAAGAACTAGGCATAAATCAGGAGTATATGGACGCTATCGTTAAGAATTGTGACGATTATGTGGAAATTAATCTTGAGGAGTATGGACTTCGCATGGGTGACTCTCCTATCCATGGCCTGGGTGTTTTTGCCACAGAGTCATTTGAGGTTGGTCAGCCAATGGGGTGCAGCCGGGTCGGAGAATATAGGACCCAGCTGGGCAGATACATCAATAACGCAGTAAGACCAAATTGTAAGTTTGTTATTGAGGAAAATGATGTCATTTGTGTTGCAAGTAAAGCTATACAACCAGGTGATGAATTAACAGTAAGCTATAAAGAGATATTGACCTGGCGGTCAGAGGTAGGTGACTTATGAGTGGGATTGTTGCAAGTGTAACAGGTAGTGCAGTAGCAGGCGCAGTAGCAGGTGCTGGTATTCTTGGTGCGGTAACAAGTAGAAATGCATCAAAACGTGCGTCTAGAACAGCTGGCGAAACAACTGATCAGCAGCTTGAATATATGGCTGCTGCTGAGGACAGGGCGCGTAACGACATTAATACGCTTATACCTGCTGCAACACAGCAAAGGCTACAGGGAAACCAAAGAGCCATGGACCTATTAGGACAGGGAGCACCTATGACCATGGGAGCGCTGCAGCAAGGCAATATGGGCGCCCAGGATATTCTGGCTGGCGGTATGCCGCAGATACAAAATGCGCTTATGGGTGGCAATGTCGACTATAGCTTTATGCAGCCAAGACAATTAAATGTTGATTTGCAAAGCTTGTTATCCGGTGTGCCTAATGTTTATGAGCAACCACAAATGACGGTCAAAGGTCCAAACGACCCATTCAACCAGAGCAACTATAACAGTCCTCAGCCTATGCCTAATCCTAATGTTGGTGCGCCAGCTGGAGGTGGAGGTGGCCGCATGGG